GACGGAGGTGGGTTGAAGAACTGAACAGAACCATTAGGAACAAAGTCAGCTCTATACAGTTGGAAAGTAAGATCCTCATACTGAGAAGGTGTCCATACAGAAGCGTTCTGTGACTTATACAATGAACCCAAAAGTCTCTGTGTAGAAACAAGGATTTGTCCCGCTTCCCTACCCAATGTGGATACATCAGACTCACCAAGTCTAGAGATCCACACAGCGTATTCTGTTGAGTTGGAAAGAATAATCATTGCGTATTCTCTCTGACCATTCAGATAGACAGGAGACTCGAATTTAAAATTAGTAGCAACACTAGCGTCATCAGACACTGTAATTTCTTCTGGACCTTTGGATACCTCAGAATATGCTAATATTTTCTGTGAAGGAGTACCAAGTTCAACTTCTCTAATCTGAACAGTAACGGGAACACTATTGTCTTGAGGAACTCTCTCAAAAAAGATATCCATACTAGTAAGATACACGCCAGTTACATCATCAACAATGAATGATTGTGCAAGAGGGTCACTATACTCACCAGTTAGTCTACCATTACCCTGAGTGGAACCTGATTGGAATGATGTGGAGGAACTAGCTTCATCACCAATAGTTCTAGTTTCAAGGAAACTATCATCAGTTTCGACTCTAGCATTTCTCAGGGAGAGTGTGACTTCCTGAGTGTTATCCATATCACCTTGTGAGTAGAAGATCTCTTCTGCTGCAGTGGTGATAACACCAGGAACACGACTATCGATAGGTGAACTGGTAAGTCTCAATCTGGATCTACCAGTTTCAAAGATTGGGTTAGCTGGATCACTAGAAGCTGGAACTCTGAAACAACCAATCAGTGTTCCCAAACGATCAGTAGTCAATCTAACTGCAGTGACTCTAGCCTCAGCGTTACTGTTAACACCTCTCAGGATCATATTAGGTGCGATATAACCTTGGAACTCAGGAGAGTTATCATCAGCCAAACTGAAAGTATCAATATTCAGAACTGTAGAAGTTTCAGAATATGTTTCAGGGATTCTCTCATCTCTATTGTATGGGTTTCTCTCGAAGATATCAGTTGTATTATAAGGACCATACTTGTGGTTCGTAGTAGCAACTCTAGCTATGATAGCTGCTACTGAAGATGTGATATCATTTTCAGTATCTTCTTCAGATGGCATAATACCGGCAATTGCTTCTGATACCTCAAAAGTTCCAGAGATCATTTCAATCTCTACCAACTTAGGCATACAGAACTTTGCAACATCTACATTATCAAAGAATGGATATAACTGAGTGAAGGGTTTTAGTCTTGTAGATGTAAACTCAATATTACGAGCTCTCATAAACTGAATAACTTCACGAGATACTATACGATCACCAAGTGATTCAGTATCAATCTGTTCGTTGACAGTATGTTGTTTACCCTTTCTCTGTTGACTTAAATCAACACCAACTGTACCACTGATTGTAGTTGTGGTTGTTTCATATTCTTCTTCAACTTTGAAAGATCTAGGAGCTGTGCCACCGGTGAGCGCCGTCAAGACGTCCATATTCTGTTGTAAGGTTCTACCCCTACTAGCAACTCCATACATGTGAATAAACTCAGAGGTACTACCCTGTCTCATCGAAGTATGTTCTTCTGTGGATTGTGAGGAACTAAGATCAAAACTTACATCAACACCCATAGTTTCCCATGACTGCCAAATAATAGGTGTGATGCCAGATCGTGATCCATCAGCAGCTGTAGTAACATCAGCTCCTAGTGATTCAGCAACACCCAAGAATGATCCTTCTTGAAGAACATCACGAAGTTCTAATTGATTGACATCAATCCAAACATCAACATCAGGTTCAAATCTCAATGAACCTTCCCAAAATTTGACAAGGAAAGGAGTAACACTCTCAACTCTTGTGGCGAAAGGTTGTCTCAACCAAGATGTTTCAGTGTAATCAAGAGTGATCATCTGACCAGCTCTCCTTACATTAGTTCCAAGAATATCAGCAAATCTTGCATCCTGATTGGGTGCATTGGTTGTACCAATACCTGCAATTGTAGTGTTACCAAGTTCTAGATTAAGAAATGTAGTAAAGTGAGAAGGTCTCAGTGCCTTATTCTTTCTATCAATACTATTTTTTATACCAACTGAGGTATCTTGAGCTTCAAGACTTGTGAAGTTATCAACAAATACTCCAGACTTAAATCTATTCAAACCATTAGCATCTGGAACAAACTGGTTAATGGTTGCACTTTCCAGTTGATTCAATGAAGTATAATATTCAAGATTCTTAACTCTCTGTTCAATCTTTGAGATATCAGACATCTGATATCTCTTATGTTGAATGAAAGTAACTTTTGCTTGTTTGGGGGTATAAAGATAAGGTGGAAGATATACGTTAGCCAGGTTCATTGCACCTGATACTTCATCTGGAGGTGATGGATTATCAGCAGGAGCTCCTTTCTTGATAGTAAAAATACCATCTTTACTCAAATAAACTCTATCAATTCTAGGTAAATAATAATTATAATCTAAAGAAATAGATTCATCAGATGCGATAACATTTGCCGAACTATGTTGTCCACCATTGAAGTTTCTACCATAGAATTCAAGAGGAGATCTATCACCAACACCACCAGAGTCTTTAGATACTCTTGGTCTAGCGTCAATCATGTCTGTAAGTCTATTTCCTCTAAATATTGAAATTTCAGAACCATAATCAAAAGCATCATATGAGTCAACAAGAGTAATATCACCAGTATCTGACGCGTCATATTCAGCTGAAAGATAATATGCTCTCAATTTTCTTGTAGGAATTGGACTTCCTTCTGTCCTTACAATTCTTGCAAAATCGTAAATGGTACCTCTTTGTCCACCTTGAAGTTTATAATTAGCGATAAGATTTGTGCTGTTAAGTGCCAAATTAGACACAATTGCACTTACACCAGATTTGGAGAAATTGATAATTTCACCAGTTTCAAATTTTGAAGAATTTTCATAGATAAAATTGATACTTGTATCAGATTTCTTAGTAATATACTTAGCTTTAGCTCCACTAATAGTACCAGTCAATTCTTCACCAATAATGAGATCATTAGTAGTGTTATTTGGGCCATCAAGTGAAGCAGTTGTCATACTTGGTGCTTCTGGGTCATTTCCATCTAGTGATTCAAACACACCATACAGAAAAGTGACATCTGGAACACCCAAAGAGATGATAGAGTCTTGAACTCTAGTTCCAAATGGGAAATTACCATAAGTTAGTCCATCATTAAGAGTATTAGCGTTAGTTCCAGAACCAGATTGTCTAGATCTTGAGATAATAACAGATTGAGCTTCTTTTCTCGATTTTACTTTTGCTTTTACTTTTGATTTTCTCAAAGTAGCTGTCAAATTAGCTCCAGTATCATTAGAACCCAATCCATTAATGGTGAGTTGAGTCAAACCAGAGGAAAATACAAATCTATCTTGAGTTAGTACCTCAATAGAACCATCAGAACGAACTAAAGTATATCTTTCCTCATCGAAAGGTAAGAATACTTCATTTGCACCTGATGCAATAGCTCCAGTTGAGTTATTTGTAATATTTACAGAGAATCCCTTCCTAATAACAAGGTTTGCGTTATCCAGATTAGTGGATTCTAGATTTAGATGAGGCATTAAGCTGAAGAGTGACTCATTATCAGATGCATTTCCTCCACTTGTTCTCTGAAGAGAGCTCTTAACAACAGAAAAGTCAGTAACTTCAGTGGCAACGGTAGGAAGACCACCCTCACGGTAAGCCGTAATAGTAGTAACACCACTAACTTGAATAGAATTGGTATTTACCTGTGTAACTCTAGCAAAACTTGGGAAATCATTAGTTGGAATAGAGAACTGAACAACATTTCCAGTAGTAACAATACCAGGCCATGCTGTTCCTGGTGAATTTATGGTCGAAATACCACTATGGTGAGCTGTAATTGATGCGATACCAATTACTTCAGTTACCTGAGGAATAATGTCAGCTGTATATGTGCCAGCAGCACCTACGAGTGTATAAAGTGACTGAACATCGGAGATTTCGAAGTTATGAACATCTATTGCACTTCTTGAATTAGCAGAAACACCATTAAATTCTAGTTTTTCACCAGTGAAGAAGTCACCCTGAACACAATATGCGGTAAGAGCTGTTCCAGCACTAATGGGATGTCTCAAATAAGCTGTTGCACCACTAGACTTACCTTCAATAAAGGTTGGAGTGGTTAAAGTCGCAGCTTCATTGAGTTCCAATTCAGTATAAA